TCAATTCTGCGGCTGGAATCGTCGCGCTTCGGATATCCCTTTGTGATAATCAGGCGGTCATACTCGCGGAACATAATTCGCTTATTCCAGTAGTCATTACACAGGCGATACTCTTCCGTTTTCTCTCCGCGAATCATGGCATCGAAGTATTCACCTTTAACGGCAAGTTGCAGGTTAGCCACGACCTTCCTCCTTTGGCTTGTGAATTTGTATCGTCATGCCGCTTTGAGTGGTGACTACAACGACAGAACCAGGCTGAAGACTGTTAAGATTGAATGCTTCGTAAAACGAAGCCAAGGCCAGCGCTTTTTTATTCTTTCGGTTCCACCAACGCCATCCATTGCTACAGGCTACACTGACAATCCACTGTCCACTCCTGTAAGCCATATAAAACCAGATGAGCAAAACCTGAATGAATGCTATCCAGTCAATAATCGTATATTTCGCGAAGGAGTCCATCACTTCGCCTCCTGCGGCGGTTCTGGTAGAGGCATCCAGTACAAGGCGTTCCCTAACCACGATAAAGTGCCGTCGCTCAACTCCACGTATTCCCCTTGTACCTGTCCTGCCATATACTCGCCGTGCTTTGAATAAATTAAAATCCAATCATCTTGAGGGGGCATTCGCTCACTACAGCTTATCCAACCATCCGGAGTTACCGGATAGTTGCCAGCCAGTCTACGCAAAACAGTCTTAACCGCCTCAATACGGTCATCATCGCAACTTTCCAGCGTATCTATGCGATCGAGCATGATGATGGCGTTATCAATATCAGGATTGCCGGTCCACTCATTACCGCGATTGGATTCGGCAGCCTGGTTGCCGCGTACTGGTTGATTCTCGGCTTTACCCTGTCTGTCGTCGCTGCATGAATGCCCTTCCAGCCAGACCAGTGCTTGTCGCATGAAATACGCAATATGCTTGCCGTGGTAATCGTCTTCATCGATGTGAAAAGCGATACTGCGGATATATTCAATTGCGTTTTCAATGGCCTCCGGCGTTATCGGAGTTGGTCCATCGAATTCGGGCATGTCAGGACCTTTTCTGATAGCTTTAGCCAGCTCCAGCGGGTCATCGTAAAGCCAGTCGCCAGTTTGTGGGTGATTTGCTTCTGCAAGCTGCGCAGCCCATTCAAGACCATCTTTTTGACCTTGGAGATAATCAAGTGGCAACTCTTCATGATTACTTGCAGGTTCGGCACTATCAGCTTCGCGCCGCTTCTGTAGCTCTGCTGCCATTGCTCTCACGACTTCAACTGGTGCCCTTGCAGCAAACTCTATGTTGGTGATCAGCTCATTAAGATATTGCTCGCCTGGATACTGTTTCTTATCGGTTATAGTGGTCATATCACTCTCCTTTAGTGCGAAAGTGGTTTTTCCAGCGGTTTTGTGCTGCGCTTCTGTTTCGCCAGACACCGTAAAAACGAATAGAGGAACACCCCCTAAAACCCAGATATCTATAGTAAATAACAAGCCGATTTGAGATACGGATACGCTGCCCCGGCTTTGCTATCAGCATCTTTGCCTTACGGTTTTTCATCGCACTGCGTACCCCTTCTCTCGTCTGTTCCGCGACGCGGTGGGTTTATAGTTAAATGCGAATACCACCCTACCAAACATGCCGATCACCGCCCGTTTGTGATTGCTGATTGGTAGCTTCTCGTACCCCGTCGAACGCGATAAAAGAAGTAATTTTGCTTTACGGTTTTTCATCGTTTTGTTCTCCTGCGTCTCCTTTGATGCGAATGCCAGCGGCGCGGATTGCAGCGATGACTTCAGAAACTTTGTATGCCATTACCGTTTGGTAATCATCGTGAAAATCTGTTCGATGAAGCATACTGCTACGTTCCGGGAGCAGTATTTCCCGCGCTTCCAGTTCTGCTATGCGCTTCTCTGCGGATTCCAGCGCCGCAACCAATTCGTCTACAGTTCCGGCAGCTTGCAGTGCGTAATCGGTAATAGCCATCTCATGATCAATTTCAGTACCGTTCTCATTCGTTGAGGTGATAGCAAAATAATCAGAGTCGATTTCGTTATCAGCTAAGTGGCGTAGCGTATCGGCAACAAGCCGGCCGTTTTCGATTAGCAGTTTCCCTACCGTTAGCGCAATATCCTCGTTCTCCTGATCGCGGCGTTTTATGTATTGCTGGTTTCTTTCCCGTTCATCCAGTAGCGCCAGCACGGTTTCTGGTCCGGCCAGAAATTTGAAGGCGTTGAGGGCATCAATATCAACACCGCTATCTTTAAGTTCCTGTTCGCTTATCAGATCATCATCAACTGGCAACATTAACAGGCGTTCCATTGCTGGAGTTGCACGTTCTGCCGCCTCACGTAGTGCCTGGTAATTAATTTCGCTCACTGGTTGCCTCCTTTGCGAAGCTGGGCAGCAAAGTCAACTAACCACTCAGTCATTTCAACCTTCCCTACCAGGTCTGAACCAGGGTGCATACAGCAATCACTCTGCGCCGCTTTGAAATCCTTATACTCATATTCTTGGACCACCAGATTTTTTGCAGCTTCTATAGCAGCATCCACCCCCTGCGCCCGCACTTCAGACAGGAAAGCATCAGTGGCTGGAATGGGCTTTTGTGGTGATATAGCAATGCGAATTGTCTCAAGGTCTGGATCTGTTTCCGCTGCTGGCACCTTGATATAACCCATCTGCACCCCATTCATGATGAACCTGCGACGGTCATCACATATCGCCTTTAGCCCCGCACTCTCCGCTGCCAGCGCCGCGCACTTGGCCTCAAGGTTATCAATCGTGATTCCAGCAGAACGACACTCCCGCAACGCCGTTTCCAGTTTTGATTCAAGCTCACCGAACTTACGCACCAGATATTCAGCGTTTGTTTCGTTAACCTTTAAATCTCGTGGGATGCATTTACCTTTCAGAAATCCATCCATCTCAATTAGTGACATTTGTTTCATTTCTTCCCACTCCGCCACATCGCATTCAGATATTTGTTTTGATTTACTGAAGGAAAAGAATTTCTCTTAAGCAATTCCTCTCTCGATGGCATTGGCTTTACTCGTTGGCGAATAATCATTTCTGCCGGAAGAATGCCGGGATTGTATGCAAGTCCTCTCATGATTTACTCTCCACTAACTGGTCAATAGCCATGCTAAGTGACATACCTAAAGTTTCGATATGCTGCTGAATATCCTGTAGCGTCTGCGCCTGAGATAACAGGATTTCACGGTTGCATAACTCTTTAACCAGATGCTCAAACTTGCTGTAATAACCGATACGACTTAGTGTTTCTTTCCCTGCATTCTCGCCTTCTTTGATAATTCCTCTTTCACTAAGAATCAGGTCGTGTTTGGTTCCGGTAATAACGTATTTTCCGAGGTCGATGTTTAGCTTCATTGTTAATTACTCCATGTTAATTTATTCGTATGCCTGCTCTTTCTTCATCGAGTTTTTTTAGCTTGTATCGCATAGCTCTTACTGAATAAATTGAGCGGCAGGTTGCAATTGCTATTTCTTCTGCGGAGAACTTACCGAAAAGTGATACTTCGGCTCTTGTCCAGCGTCTTCCACGAAGTCGGCTAACAATGTCAGCGCCAATCCTTGTTGCTTTTGCCATTACTGCTTTTTCAGTCCTTTCCAGTTTTTCAGCGATAACTTGAACTGGCATTGTCGCCGCTACTTCGCGCAAGAAATCGACTTCCCATTTCTCCCATGGAGTCTTTTTCATAGTCGATACCGTTATTTGATAAGAAGTGAAGGTTTCCCAACCTTGAGTTGAGCGCCGGGGATATTTATTCCTGCTTTTAGTTGGTGCTTGATTGCCAACTTGTCGGCTTTAATTGTCGTTTCGAACTCAACGTATTCAGGAGGAAGGGCGCTTGAGTCGATGATTTCTACAGTTTCTGACGGTTTGCGGATTGTTACCTGGTGAATACCTGCTCGAATCTTTTTCTTGCCAACCATTTCAAGCGATGACGCTATATATGATTTGATGCTGTCAATCTTATTTTGAATTACTGCGGCTCGCTCATTCAGCGACTTTGCCTCTTCCTTGAGGCGTTCAGCATAACCAGATTCATTTTTAATGACGGAAAGAAGTTGCTCTATTTTATCGGTAAATTCTCCTTCCATGCCTTCTATTGTGTCAGCAATCATCTCTGGTTCTAAATCTGAATCCATCAATTTTGCGTATTCATTAGCTATTTCATACAGTTTGCTCACTGGCAACCTCCAGTTTCGCTTTGCATTCTATGTAAATGGCTTGTATGTTCTGCTGCAATTTCATTCCAGATGTCAGGCGATATGCTTCTGCAAAATATCGCTTCAAATCATCCATGTTTTCTGCCTGAGCCATTTCATCACAAAGAAGTTGTGCTTTATCCGTTATTTCCTGCTGGCGTTTCCGTTCATCTTCGCGGATATCTTCCTCTGATTTGTGCGGCATAACTGGTTCAGTCCATACACCTTCTTCTTCGTTTAGTACGTGAATAGCACTATCAAGACGTGATGCCTTAGGCCAATACTTGCTTGCACGCTTTACGACCGTCTTTCGCGCCATCTCATTCCAGTGATTTACCCATGGTCCTTTATCGCTGAATGCTGCCTTGCTTGTTTTCCTTACAGCCTCAATTTCAGCCAGACTCATCTCTTCCGTTAGATAATCACCTGCCGGCGTCTTAACTGTGCAGTAAACGCCAACGATATCACCACGATCACCGAAGGCGTTGTATTTATGGGTTGGTGCTTTATCAAGCCCGTTTGACTCATAGGTATCGTTAGCATGAACAAGTTTTGCCTGACCCCATGAGATAACACCAGACTCCATTGCAATATGGAGCAATCCCATATAGCTGATATCAAGGCAAACCATGCCATCGCGCGGAACCAGATAAGCCAGTTTGCTTGCAGGGTTTAAGGTGATGCCGATCGCCGCAACATTGATGATGGCGTTCTGTGCGCTGGTTGGATTTGCCAGTGCTGTTTTAGCCAGGTAATCGTTTTTCTGGAAATACTGAATTGCAAACTGGCTTTCCTTAGCCCATGTCACCGTCTGTTCAGTCAATGCTCCGCAGAATAACTGCTCTTGCTGTTTAACGAATTCAACGATATTGCTCATGCTGCTTCTCCAAAAATGTGTCTGCGTTTAAATATTGCGAAGGCATATTCAGCCTTAACTCTTTCGGTTATTGCATCCCAGAACCATTCAGCGGCTTTTTCCTGATAGTTACAGTCATCATCTTCCAGCCAGTCGATAGCGTCCTTAGTGTGTTCATCTGGTTTATATGAGCGAAGCATTTCGCTTATTGGGTCGCAACGTTTGCAGAGACGATCAACTTCACTGTTGATTCGTTCGTAATCTTCATCAGTAAAACTTGCGATTATTTGCGATATTTCACGCTTATCATTCAGAGTCAGAATCATCATCTTTCTCCTGTTCTTTGTGCTGATTGAGCATTTTGTTCATCTGACGAATGAATTCTTCGTCTGACCAGTTATCTGTAAAACTCATTTCCTGCGATACCACGGAAGGTTGATAGCTGATTTCATCGCTTTATTTGCTTCAAGCCACATTTTTGAATCACCAATAAATCTGGCTATTACTGCTTTGTTTTGTGCCGCACGAAGCATCTGGTGATTAATGGCTATTTCATTGCGCATAATAAGACCTCAACTCTTTTCCATCCGTCACGTAATTTACGGGTGATTCGTTCAAGTAAAGATTCATTTAATTGGAAGGCACCCATGCGAGCGCCTCCCGCGATTGCGTAAATCATGGGTGGTTCCTTATGTTGGTTTTATTAGTAGGTTATTTTTGTTGCGAATACTTCGCCTTTTACGATGGCTGTTATGATATTTTTAGCAACATCTTCTGATGCGCCAACCTTGATAAGGTCAGCAAGTATTTTGTTATTTACTTCTTTTCGGTGAGCTTTATCCTTTGCTCTACGCTCTTCTTCGTCCTTGATTCTTTTTTCTTCTGCTATTCTGGCTTGCTCTTTTGCTTCAGCCTCGCGCCGGATTCGTTCAGCCTCCTCCTGTGCTTTTCTGCGTTCTGCTTCAATTGCCGCCTGCTTTTCTCTTTCAGCTCGTTCTGCTGCCTCTTTTGCTTCGCGCAGTGCTCGTTGCTCGGCTTCAATGCGTTCACGCTCTGCACGTTCCGCTGCGGCCTTAGCTTCTGCTTCTCGCCTTGCTGCTGCTTCAATTTCGGCTTTTGCCTTTGCTTCGGCTTCTGCTCTGGCTTTCTCTTCAGCTTCTCTTTTTAAGCGTTCTTCATGCTCTCGCTTTTCCTGCTCCGCTTTGAGTCTTGCCTCTTCTCTTTGGCGGTCAAATTCGCGATCCATCAAAATAGCTATTTCATGGTCAGACTCAATTTGCTTTGCGAGAGCTTCAGCTGCTGCCTTAGCTTCTTCTTCGGCTTTAATCCGCGCCTGTTCTTCCTCATAATCAGTAAGAGGCTGGCGTGCCTTGGCTTTCAGCTCATCAAGGCGATCACGCACTGTCTTGCGGTTAGCATCAATTAGCTTTGGAATTTCCTTCAGTTCAGCAACAAGGTCTTTGCCAAGACCATCGAGATATGTTTTCGTCTGCGCAACTTTATACGCCAGAGAAGCGATCTCCTTTCTGCCCTTTGCCGTTGTGATATCAGGCACAAAGGACATAACTTCACGTTCAACCTTTTGAAGGATTTCTTCAATCTGGTCGGCAGACTGAAATACAGTCATTGCATTTGCTTTTTCAATAACAACTAAATCTGTTACTTCACTCATATATCCTCCATCAAAAAAATTGCCCTCACACTGGAGGGCAAAGAAGATTTCCAATAATCAGAACAAGTCGGCTCCTGTTTAGTTACGAGCGACATTGCTCAGTGTATTCACTCGTTGGAATGAATACACAGTGCAGTGTTTATTCTGTTGTTTATGCCAAAAGAAGGCCGACTATGCGGCCTGTGATGTTAGATTTACTTTCATTTTTGAACGGCAGCTACAATTATGATGGAATGTACAAAACCACTTTCCAGTTCATAGAAGTGGATGATGGCATAAAATAATCCCACGACTCGTTAGCTACGAGCTCTTTATTAACTGTGGTGGCAGCAATTTCGGCATCGCCTTTATTATTAAAAATGTCGTTCGAATACTGACATTTTCCATCTGCATGCACATATAAAATATCATATGTCTCTGTATCGTAATAACCACTTATGTCTCTGATAACAATTCCTGGCTTCAATGATTTAATTTTCTCGTCCATATCTCACCTCAAATAAGTGGTTTGCTGCGAAAATAAATCCGCTTAAGTTACCTGTTATTTATCCCACCAAGTTCCGTATCTATCTATCCAGTTACACCAATCATCGACACTCCATTTTGCTGTGTCGCATTTTGGCAAATGGCATGAATATCTACCTTCTTTGTAAAGTCGGCGTTTGACTTTCTTGAGCATGGCTCACCTCAATCGTAATAAGCTGGAATTGATTTTCCGCGTTGTTTCTGGCGGCCTGAGCAAGTCACACCCATTTCACTGCGTGGCTTGCGGTAGTAAATACGGTTCTGTTTACGCTCGACTTCTTCTGCCTTCTTGCAGCGAAGGCTTCCGAGTGATGCTGCTTTATCTGCTCTGACGCAACCAGAGAGCTTTAGCGCAATTTTTCGCGCCAGTCGCTGCTCTTGCATTGCCTGTTCACGTTGAGCCTGTCTGCGTGCTCTGCGGCGATTTCTGGCGTTATCGTCAGCCAGATATGTAATGACTACTGCCATGTTGACCTCCGATGATTGACTTTGGCGATTGGATGGCCGGTGCTGAACTCCGGCTTATTTACAGGCACCTTGTTCTCCCGAAGCTCTCCTGCGCGCATCAGCCTGCGCATTCATCCAATCCCAAAGCCAACTACTCTTTGGTTCCCGCATTTCGGCGGGACAATTCCATCAATGTTAAAGAGCCTGCCAATCTGTTCCGTTTGGCTACCAGCGTCCTGCTGATGGCTTAAATTTAAGATCTCTTTAATTAATGGTCAAGAGTATTTTTGAAGAAAACTTAAATTTTCTTTCGTAACTTAAGTTTGGCTTTGATTTTTAAAGGAAATAAAAAAAGGGGCGAATGCCCCCTTATGGAAGGTTTGCTAGTTTTGCATCGACAACTACGCCGATGATTTTGCAGTTCCCGTTGATCTCGATCATCGGATATTGTGGGTTAAGTGGTTTTAGAAACTTCCTGCCTGCATCAATAACTAACTTCTTGAAAGTTGCCTCGTTTTCTCCTTCGAGCTTTGCAACTACCAGTTTCCCGTTACGCGGCTCTACTTCAGGATCGACGAGTATTATCATTCCTTCAGGGATACTGAGACCGGCCGGAGCCGTCATTGAGTCTCCCTTCACGTCCAACCAAAACGAATCGTCTGAACAGTCTACGGTTGTATCGTACCAGTTATCTATTGCACGCTTATGATATGGTTCTACAGCTTCCATCCAGCATCCTGCGCTCACCCAGCTAATCAGAGGGTATGACCCTCTTGGATCATGCCTACTGTGATAGGCAATGTTTGAAAGACTTTCCTCTCCTTTCATCAGATAGTCAGGGGAACACTTCAACGCATTAGCCAGGGCGAGAAGATTCTCTCCATTTGGCTCTGTCTCAGAGCGTTCCCACTGAGATATGGCAACATTAGACACGCCGACCATCTTTCCAAGTGCGGCCTGCCTGATCTTGAGTTCTTTTCTCCGAGCGCGAATGCGCTCTCCCATCAATTGAGTTTTCATAGTTAAGACATCTTAAATAAACTTGACTTAAGATTCCTTTAGTGGATAATTTAAGTGTTCTTTAATTTCGGAGCGAGTCTATGTACAAGAAAGATGTTATCGACCACTTCGGAACCCAGCGTGCTGTAGCTAAAGCGTTAGGCATTAGCGACGCAGCAGTCTCTCAGTGGAAGGAAGTCATCCCAGAGAAAGACGCCTATCGACTGGAAGTCGTTACAGCTGGCGCCCTGAAGTATCAAGAAAGCGCTTACCGCAAAGCGGCATAAGCAAATTGCTCTTTAACAGTCATGGTCCTCATTCCCGCCGAAATGCGGGAATACAACGCGCATAAGTTGATGCGCATAACTTCTTATTTGTTAAGGAAATACTTACATATGGTTCGTGCAAACAAACGCAACGAGGCTCTACGAATCGAGAGTGCGTTGCTTAACAAAATCGCAATGCTTGGAACTGAGAAGACAGCGGAAGCTGTGGGAGTTGATAAGTCGCAGATCAGCAGGTGGAAGAGGGACTGGATTCCAAAGTTCTCAATGCTGCTTGCTGTTCTTGAATGGGGTGTCGTCGACGACGACATGGCTCGATTGGCACGACAAGTTGCTTCGATTCTCACCAATAAAAAACGCCCGGCGGCAACCGAGCGTTCTGATCAAATACAAATGGAATTTTAACAACATCCAACGAGGTAATTATATGCGAAACAAAGGCTTTAATCCACCTGATACACACAAAGAAGCTAAGCGTTTGCGCTTCCTTCGTTCCATTGATGAAAGAACTCAAATCTCTTTTGTGAAAGTTGCCAGAACTGAGTTTCTGAAGGCTGAGGCGAGGGCGTTGCTCCCGTCTCTACCAAAAGAGGAGGGATATACGTTCATTCCAAACGCATTTCTGGAAAAGCTTCTCAAAGAAGACATATCCGTAAGTCAGTTTAACGATGTTCTTAAGGTCTTTCGTCAAGGCAGGTAGTTATGAGCAATACAGCAAAAATCTACGATTTCAGCGCCGCACACGAGCGCAGGAGCAACAGGATGGAGAACCAGAAAACTGGTTACATTCCGTTGTACCGGAGCATTCTGAAACAGTCATGGGCGAAAGATGTTTATCTTCGCACCCTGTGGGAAAACCTTCTCCTGAATGCCGCCAGAAAGCCATACAAAGCGAATTTCAAAGGTCATGAATGGCATCTGCAACCCGGTCAACTGGTTGTGACAGCAGCTGATTTAGGTCTTCAGTTATGCGACAGGCATGGCAAGCCAGCAAGCCGTGATCAGGTTGAGCGGATGCTTCAGGTTTTTGTGAAAGAGGGGATGATTTCCATTGATGGAGAGAAGCAAAAAGGGCGTGTGATCACCATCACAAATTACCATGAATACGCTCAAAAAATGGACAATTCACCCGCACATGAAGCCGCACAAACAACCGCACATGATGCCGCACATGATGAAGCCAGTAATGGCGCGGCTTTCAGCGTACATGCCACACATGAAAGCGCACATGAAGCCGCACAAACAACCGCACATCATGAACAAGAAGGTATTAACAAGAATATAAATAATACCCCCCTACCCCCCAATGGGGGAGGCGATGGGCAGGTTAAACCTGAACGTCGCAAGGCAGAACGAATCGACTACGAATCCTTCCTGAACGCCTACAACACCGAAGTCGGTGACAGACTGCCACACGCTGTTGCGGTCAACGAGAAACGCAAACGCCGCCTGAAGAAAATCATCCCGCAACTGAAAACGCCAAATGTGGACGGTTTCAGAGCGTATGTCAGGGCGTTTGTGCATCAGGCCAAGCCGTTTTACTTCGGAGACAACGACACGGGCTGGACGGCTGATTTTGATTACCTGCTGAGGGAAGACTCGTTAACGGGAGTTCGGGAAGGGAAGTTTGCAGACAGGGGGATTGCATGAGACAGGATATCGAAGCGAGCGTTATCGGTGGCCTGCTGATTGGTGGATTAACTCCAACCGCCAGTGACGTTCTGGCAACGCTTGAGCCGGAAGCGTTTTCAATTCCGCTCTACCGGAAAGCCTTCGAAGTTATCCGGAAGCAGGCGCGAAACAGAAACCTAATCGACGCGTTGATGGTTGCCGAGGCGTGCGGAGAGGAGCATTTCACGTCAATCCTGATGACCAGCAAAAACTGCCCGAGCGCCGCAAACCTGAAGGGATATGCCGGAATGGTCGCGGATAACTATCACCGCCGTCTGGTGCTGGAAATCATGGATGAAATGCGTGAACCAATTCAGAGCGGAACCATCGACGCATCGAGTCAGGCGATGGATGAACTGGTAAAACGTCTTTCAGCCATCAGAAAGCCCCGTGACGAGGTTAAACCTGTACGGTTAGGGGAAATCATAACTGACTACACTGACACGCTTGACAGGCGTCTGAGGAACGGAGAAGAGTCAGATACCCTGAAGACCGGAATCGAAGAACTTGACGCCATCACCGGAGGGATGAACGCGGAAGACCTGGTGATTATCGCTGCTCGTCCTGGTATGGGGAAAGCAATGGCGCTAAGCGAAGGGATTTTACTTGCAGATGGCACCTGGACTACTCACGGAGAAGTCAAAATTGGCGATCGCATCGCGTCAATAGACGGGCTTCCTTCGGAGGTAATTGGCGTCTTCCCGCAAGGGAAGAAATTCACATATTTAGTCACCTTTGAAGACGGACGTAGCGTGAAATGTGCCGACAACCACTTATGGGAAATTTCATCATCAAGATTTACTGGTAAGCGCGTTGTTGATACTGATGCGCTGGCTGGGATGCTACAAAAAACACGTTATCAGGGAAGAATAAGAGTGCCATCCTTGACCGGAGACTTTGGTAAAAATATTCCCCTTGATGGTTGGGTTATTGGGGCTCTACTTGGTGACGGTTCGTTGATAAAAGGCATCAAATTCACCAACTCGGAAGAATATGTCCTGAGCCGCATGAGTGATGCAATTGCACCACTGCGACTGGTTAAGGTAGGAGAGAATGATTATTTGATAAGCAACCAAAAAGGCCAGAAGAACCCACTATTGGACAAACTACGTGGCATTGGGATGATCGGGAAAGGTGCGTCCGAGAAGGAAATCCCAGCAGAAATTTTTAGTGCTAGCAAAGAAATACGTACCGGTGTTTTAACTGGCCTTCTCGAGACAGATGGCTGGGTTGAGAAGTCCGGATGCATCCGCTTTAGTTCATCCAGTCAGAAATTAGCTAAAGGATTAGTAAGGCTTGTTAGATCTTTAGGTGGAACCGCCAAAGAATCCAGCAGGACGGGAATAGTTTACACGTACAAAGGAGAGAAGCATGACGGACTTGATGCACACATGGTCAGCATGAAGTTGCCATCATCTTTGATAGAGCAAATTCACTCACCACGTTTACGCAAAAATCTCGGGATTAACAGGCTTGGCGACCTTGGTGTGGGTATCAAATCGGTTGAAGTTGTTGAGCCAGAAGAGTGTCTCTGCATCATGGTAAGCCATCCTAGCCATCTCTATGTGACAACGGATTACATCGTTACGCACAATACGGAACTGGCGCTGAAGATTGCCGAAGGCGTTGCAAGCCGCGTTATTCCTGGTTCTGACGTCCGGCGCGGGGTATTGATTTTCTCAATGGAAATGAGCGCATTGCAGATTGCAGAGCGAAGCATTGCCAACGCCGGGAGGATGTCGGTTAGCGTACTGCGAAATCCTGCATCGATGGATGACGAAGGCTGGGCGCGTGTTGCTAACGGCATGAGTCAGCTTGCAGATTTGGATGTATGGGTAGTCGATGCCTCGCGGTTATCGGTCGAAGAAATACGCTCAATCGCAGAACGGCACAAACAGGAAAATCCAAACCTGTCACTCATCATGGCGGATTATCTTGGCCTGATTGAGAAGCCGAAAGCAGACCGCAACGACCTCGCAATTGCTCACATCTCAGGAAGCCTTAAGGCGATGGCGAAAGACCTGAAAACGCCTGTTATCTCCCTGAGTCAGCTTTCGCGCGATGTTGAGAAGCGACCAAACAAACGCCCGACAAACGCAGATTTGCGTGATTCAGGAAGCATTGAGCAGGACGCAGACTCAATCATCATGCTCTATCGGGAAGCGGTATATGACGAGAACAGTAGCGCCGCGCCATTTGCTGAAATCATCGTGACGAAAAACCGTTTTGGCTCACTTGGTACGGTTTACCAGCGGTTCTGCAACGGACACTTTGTTGCATGTGACCAGGATGAAGCCAGACTGATTTGCACAGCATCAAATGCACCTGCTGCGCGTGGCAGACGATATGCGCAAGGGGCTGACGTATGACCATCTACATCACTGAGCTAATAACAGGCCTGCTGGTAATCGCAGGCCTTTTTATTTGGGGGAGAGGGAAGTCATGAAAAAGCTAACCTTTGAAATTCGATCTCCAGCACATCAGCAAAACGCTATTCACGCAGTACAGCAAATCCTTCCAGACCCAACCAAGCCAATCGTAGTAACCATTCAGGAACGCAACCGCAGCTTAGACCAAAACAGAAAGCTATGGGCCTGCTTAGGTGACGTCTCGCGTCAGGTTGAATGGCATGGTCGCTGGCTGGATGCAGAAAGCTGGAAGTGTGTGTTTACCGCAGCCTTAAAGCAGCAGGACGTTGTTCCTAACCTTGCCGGGAATGGCTTTGTGGTAATAGGCCAGTCAACCAGCAGGATGCGGGTAGGCGAATTTGCGGAGCTATTAGAGCTTATACAGGCATTCGGTACAGAACGTGGCGTTAAGTGGTCAGACGAAGCGCGACTGGCTCTGGAGTGGAAAGCGAGATGGGGAGACAGGGCGGCATGAGGCGACAGCGACGAAGTTTCACCGATATCATCTGCGAAAACTGCAAATACCTTCCAACGAAACGCTCCAGAAATAAACGCAAGCCAATCCCAAAAGAATCTGACGTAAAAACCTTCAATTACACGGCTCACCTGTGGGATATCCGGTGGCTAAGACATCGTGCGAGGAATACAAGGTGATTGACCCAAATCGAAGTTACGAACAAGGAAGTGTCGAGCGAGCTTTAACGTGCGCTAACTGCGGTCAGAAGCTGCATGTGCTGGAAGTTCACGTGTGTGAGCACTGCTGCGCAGAACTGATGAGCGATCCGAATAGCTCGATGCACGAGGAAGAAGACGATGAGTGATTTCTCTGAGCTTATTTCCTTCAAAAAAGACAGAGAAGAAATGCGGACTGAATCTGTCTATTACGTTCAACACCGGAATAAACGCTCGGTGCTTGATCAGGAGTTGGTTATTACCGGAGACCAGGCATTCAGAACATATAAGGCCAGCATGGAAATGAAGGATTTCCCTAAATGTGGTTCTGAAAGAGAAGCCGCGTTAAAGCTGGCTGAGTGGATGCAGAGAATGGCTGCTGCAATTGAGAATTACTGGAGTGAACCATAATGGCTAACCTACGCAAAGAAGCACGCGGCAGAGAATGCCAGGTACGTATTTACGGAATATGCAATGGTAATCCTGAAACTACAGTTCTGGCACATTACCGGATGGCTGGAATTTGCGGAACGGGAATGAAGCCTGACGACCTGATCGGCGCATGGGCTTGTAGTGACTGCCACGCGGAGATCGACCGACGCACCCGGATTCTCGACAACAAAGACGCCAGACTTTACCACCTCGAAGGCGTGATCAGGACGCAGGCGATACTGCTGAAGGAGGGGAAGATTAAGTCATGAACGAATATCAGTTTGTGCTTCCATACCCGCCGTCGGTGAATACCTACTGGCGAAGACGGGGAAGCCAATACTACATCAGCGATAAAGGCCAGAAATACCGAAAAGACGTTCAGCAAATCATCCGCCAACTTAAGTTAGACATTTTCACCAAATCACGACTCCGCATCAAAGTCATCGCAGACGTTCCAGACTCCCGCCGCCGCGACCTCGACAACATCCTGAAAGGTTTACTCGACTCCCTTATCCACGCCGGATTTGCGGAAGACGACGAGCAATTCGATGACATTCGCGTAATTCGTGGTGTGAAAGTGCCAGGCGGACGGCTTGGAATAAAAATCACCGAACTGGAGAACGTATGAACGCCACAATTCAAACGATACCAGAGCTTCTTATCCAGACACGAGGCAATCAGACCGAAGTGGCGAGGATGCTTTCCTGTGCAAGAGGAACAGTGCTCAAGTACAACCGAGACAGCAAAGGCGAACGTCACGTAATAGTTAACGGCGTCCTGATGGTCAAACAGGGCAAGAGAGGAAGACGATGAGCATAAGAGAACTAAACCTCACCAAAGAACAGCACGAGTGGCTGAATGGCTGGCTTGAACTGTGGGGCGCATGGGTTTATTCAGGTCGTCTGGAAAAGCGCATGAGCAGCGTAATAGCGAAGTTCATGGAGAGCGTAGAGCCGGGAAGAGTTATGACAAGGCCAATGTGTAATGATGATGATGGAATGTTGATTTCTCAGGTCGTCGATTCCGTCATGTACATTGACAAAAAAGCCTTTGGAATCCTCCTCAGCTACTACGCTCATGGCTCTTCCAAGCACGCCATTGCATCTTACTATCATCGCGTCGCAAGACCTCGCAAGATGTTATGCCGTGGCGGCGGGCGCATTCAAAAACCATCGCTCGCAACCTGTCGACGGGAAGTTGACGAAATCCTTAATGCCTCGTTGTTTATGATTTACCCGGTTCTGGATAGTGCGTTTAAAAATCGGAAACGTGTAGAGAAAATTAAACATGTAGCATAGAACGTGTTGACATCATTGAGCAAATGAGCAACACTATTGGCATAAGCTGCCGTTAGTGACTCTTAAGTTGCAACGGTGGCTTTTTTTATTTGGGTCAGTCGTATAAAGGTCATTACGGAAGGCTGTTAACCTTCTTATCGTGGTTCGAGTCCACGCTGTCCCGCCAAATATGCTGGTTTAGCTCCAATGGTAGAGCAGTCGCCTTGTAAGCGAATGGGTAGCGGTTCAAGTCCGTTAACCAGCACCATAACTGAGCCGTAGCCACTGGCTATCCTGAATTCATCAGTGATAGTTACGCTGCGGCCTTCTTTTTTCCCCTTCCCAATATAAGAACTACGCAATCCGTTACTGGCGGAGGCGTTGCTATGAAATCAATGGACAAAATCTCAACTGGCATTGCCTACGGAACATCTGCTGGTAGTGCGGGATACTGGTTTTTGCAGTGGTTGGATCAGGTCAGTCCGTCACAGTGGGCTGCGATTGGAGTGCTTGGAAGCCTTGTCTTGGGTTTTCTCACTTATCTGACAAATCTGTATTTCAAAATCAGAGAAGACAGACGAAAGGCTGCGAGAGGTGAATAATGCCTCCATCATTACGAAAAGCCGTTGCTGCTGCTATTGGTGGCGGGGCTATTGCTATAGCATCTGTGTTAATCACGGGTCCAAGTGGTAACGATGGTCTGGAAGGTGTCAGCTACATACCATACAAAGATATCGTTGGCGTATGGACTGTATGTCACGGACACACCGGAAAAGACATCATGCTCGGTAAAACGTATACCGAAGCAGAATGCAAAGCCCTCCTGAATAAAGACCTTGCCACTGTCGCCAGACAAATTAACCCGTACATCAAAGTCGATATACCGGAAACAACGCGCGGCGCTCTTTACTCGTTCGTTTACAACGTTGGTGCTGGAAATTTCAGAACATCGACGCTTCTTCGCAAAATAAACCAGGGCGATATCAAAGGCGCATGTGATCAGCTACGGCGCTGGACATACGCTGGCGGTAAGCAATGGAAAGGGCTGATGACTCGCCGTGAGATTGAGCGTGAAGTCTGTTTGTGGGGGCAACAATGAGTAGAGTAACCGCGATTATCTCCGCTCTGGTTATTTGCATCATCGTCTGCCTGTCATGGGCTGTTAATCATTACCGTGATAACGCCATTACCTATAAAGAACAGCGCGATAAAGCCACATCCATCATCGCTGATATGCAGAAGCGTCAACGTGATGTAGCAGAACTCGACGCCAGATATACAAAGGAGCTTGCTGATGCTAACGCGACTATCGAAAGTCTCCGTGCTGATGTTTCTGCTGGTCGTAAGCGCCTGCAAGTCGCCGCCACCTGTGCAAAGTCAACGCCCGGAGCCAGCGGCATGGGCAATGGAGAAAGCCCAAGACTTACAGCAGATGCTGAACTCAATTATTACCGTCTCAGAAGTGGAATCGACAGGATAACCGCGCAGGTTAACTACCTGCAGGAGTACATCAGGACTCAGTGCCTGAAATAATTTTTTTGCAAATCACAAAGTCAATTTAATGAGCCTCGCGATGCGGGGCTTTTTTGCAATAAATGCGTACCGCAACGCATGTTTTTTTACACCGAACCTGCCCCTTTGGAATGGGCCTTTGAGGATACCAGTTAGTGCTGGCGAGCCTCGGTGGGCTGGTTTCCTGTGCGGCAAAGGTTCATTTCAAAGAGTAGGTGCACGCTATGAAATCATTAACCCTCTTCAATCAACCAATTCGTATCGGTGAAGATGGCATGATCTGCCTCACTGATATGTGGAAAGCCAGTGGTAAAAGTGAATCTGAATCGCCTTACCACTACCTGCGAAACAAGCAGACCAAAGAGTTCTTAGCCGAGCTGGAGAAAAACCACGAATCTGTGGTTTTTACTGAGCGCGGTGTACACGGTGGAACATATGGCGGGAAGTTTGTTGCTTACGATTATGCGGCTTGGTTAAACCCCGGGTTCAAGTACGCAGCCTATAAAGTCCTCGATGACTACTTCACCGGAGAACTTCAGCATCGCAACAGCTTAAGTGCGCAGCTCAACATGAAATGTCATGAGTTTGACCAGAAGAAAGACATGGCGAGCTTCTGCGGACAAGGGCTGGCAGCATGGCGCTATACGAAGCCAGTGTTGGTCGCTGAGATTAACTCCCTGGCTAACCAGCTGCAGATTACGATCCCCGGGCTTCCGGGATGAGTGATCGTGTCATTGAATGCGCCTCCAGAGCGGGGCGCGACTTCTCAGAGTTCATGAAAGGCGAGAAGGGCATGATGGAAGCATTGGCCTCGGTGGATGAGTTTGGCGAGCAGCTGCGCCTCAACGGCTGTGTCAATCATCACTTTGTTAGCTACATGATGCGGAACTCGATCATGCAGGCATTCATGGACATGGCAAAAGCCGAGAAGAAAGAAGAGCGCCGGCGTAAGCGAGCGGAAGCAAAAGCGAAGTAGCCATTACAAAGACCATCTACTGGTGGGCTTGACAATGGCTTATACCCTGCACGGGATAACTTAACTGATATCCCTTTTAACGGATAAACGGATCCAACAATGGCAGAGATTATTCCCATGACTGAAGAACAGAAATTCCAGTTAGAGATTTACAAGCTGGTCATGAACCAGAACGCAGCCGCGGAGGAAGCATTTCAATTCATTGGCACTGACGAACTGAAGCTTGAGCTATTCAAAATTCACTTCCAGTCAGGCGGCGCTAATTCGGATATAACGACCCGCACTATCGAAGCGGTACGTAAATCGAAGGAAGCGTTAGACCTGTTTACTACCGGAGCATAAACATGGCGCGCCCAACAAAGTATCAAGAGGCGTACGCCGAACAGGCACGCAAACTGTGCTTGCTGGGCTACACCGATGCAGAGCTTGCTGATTTCTTCGAAGTCAGTGAGTCAACTATTAACAAGTGGAAGCTTGATTATCCTAAGTTTTCGGAGTCCATAAAAAAGGGTAAGGCCGTCGCTGATGCAGAAGTTAGTGATCGTCTTTATCAACGCGCTATGGGCTTCGTGGCTCCAGACATCGATATTCGTGTTATTGAAAACAGAATTGTCGAAACTCCGCTTGAGAAGTATTACCCGCCTGATACAACCGCCGCCATCTTCTGGCTTAAGAACCGACAGAAGGATAAATGGCGCGACAAGGTTGATCACGAGCTAACAGGCAAAGACGGCGGCGCAATCCAGATTGAAACATCACCGATGAGCACTCTATTCGGAAAATGACCTCGATTAATCCTATCTTTGAACCGTTCATTGAGGCGCATCGCTACAAAGTCGCCAAAGGCGGTCGAGGTAGCGGTAAATCATGGGCAATTGCGAGGCTGCTTGTTGAGGCGGCGCGTCGGCAGCCTGTGCGTATTCTCTGCGCTCGTGAACTGCAAAACAGTATCAGCGATTCGGTAATCCGGTTGCTTGAAGACACCATAGAGCGGGAAGGGTATTCGGCTGAGTTTGAAATTCAGCGTTCAATGATCCGTCATCTCGGAACGAATGCTGAATTCATGTTCTACGGCATCAAAAACAACCCGACGAAGATTAAATCGCTCGAAGGCATTGATATCTGCTGGGTGGAAGAGGCGGAAGCGGTAACAAAGGAATCGTGGGATATCCTGATACCAACCATCCGTAAGCCGTTCTCTGAAATATGGGTGAGTTTCAACCCGAAAAACATCCTCGACGATACCTATCAGCGATTCGTCGTAAATCCTCCCGATGATATTTGTCTGCTGACGGTGAACTACACCGACAACCCGCACTTTCCTGAAGTTCTCCGTCTGGAGATGGAAGAGTGCAAACGCAGAAATCCGACACTGTATCGTCACATCTGGCTGGGTGAGCCGGTAAGTGCAAGTGATATGGCAATCATCAAACGTGAATGGCTTGAAGCCGCAACCGATGCGCACAAGAAACTCGGATGGAAAGCGAAGGGCGCGGTTGTCTCTGCGCATGACCCATCAGATACAGGTCCAGATGCTAAAGGTTATGCATCGCGTCACGGTTCGGTAGTTAAGCGCATTGCCGAAGGTCTGCTGATGGACATCAACGAGGGGGCTGACTGGGCTACTTCGCTGGCGATTGAAGACGGTGCTGACCACTACTTGTGGGATGGTGATGGTGTCGGTGCAGGGCTACGCAGACAGACAACGGAAGCGTTCTCCGGTAAGAAAATCACCGCCACGATGTTCAAGGGCAGCGAATCGCCATTCGATGAAGATGCACCATATCAGGCCGGAGCATGGGCTGATGAAGTCGTGCAGGGCGACAACATTCGCACTATTGGCGATGTGTTCCGTAATAAGCGAGCGCAATTCTATTACGCGCTGGCTGACAGGCTGTATCTGACATATCGGGCGGTTGTCCACGGTGAGTATGCAGACCCCGACGACATGCTGAGTTTCGACAAAGAAGCGATAGGCGAGAAGATGCTGGAGAAGCTGTTTGCAGAACTGACGCAGATTCAGCGCAAATTCAATAATAACGGGAAGCTGGAGCTTATGACTAAGGTCGAAATGAAGCAGAAGCTCGGTATTCCATCACCTAACCTGGCTGATGCGCTGATGATGTGTATGCATTGCCCGGCATTGGTCCGCGAAGAAACAGAAATATACGTTCCCTCATCCTCCGGTTGGTAAACATGGCAGAGACATTAGAGAAAAAACATGAGCGGATCATGCTCAGGTTTGACCGCGCCTATTCTCCACAGCAGGAAGTGCGCGAAAAGTGCATTGAAGCTACGAGGTTTGCTCGTGTCCCCGGAGGTCAATGGGAAGGAGCAACGGCGGCTGGAACTAAGCTTGATGAGCAGTTCGAGAAGTATCCTAAGTTTGAAATCAATAAGGTAGCAACTGAACTTAACCGCATCATTGCAGAATACCGCAATAACAGAATCACTGTTAAGTTTCGTCCTGGTGACAGAGAGGCAAGCGAAGAGTTAGCCAATAAATTAAATGGTCTGTTCCGTGCTGACTACGAAGAAACTGATGGCGGTGAGGCTTGCGATAATGCATTTGACGACGCTGCTACTGGTGGTTTCGGTTGCTTCCGTTTGACGTCGATGCTGGTCAATGAATACGACCCCATGGACGATCGTCAGCGTATTGCTATTGAACCAATATACGACCCGTCGCGCTCTGTGTGGTTTGACCCTGACGCTAAGAAGTACGACAAATCTGACGCGTTGTGGGCGTTCTGCATGTATTCGTTGTCACCTGAAAAATATGAGGCTGAATACGGAAAGAAACCTCCTGCTTCTCTGGATGTAACGTCTATGACCAGTTGGGAATATGACTGGTTTGATGCAGATGTTATTTACATAGCGAAGTATTACGAAGTTCGTAAAGAGTCTGTTGACGTCATCAGTTATCGACATCCAATCACTGGAGAGATTGCAACATACGACAGTGATCAGGTTGAAGATATTGAAGATGAACTGGCAATAGCTGGATTTCATGAAGTGGCAAGGCGCTCAGTGAAGCGCCGTCGTGTGTATGTATCCGTAGTGGATGGTGATGGTTTCCTTGAGAAACCTCGACGTATTCCTGGTGAACATATCCCCCTCATCCCGGTTTATGGAAAACGCTGGTTCATTGATGACATTGAGCGTGTCGAAGGGCACATTGCAAAAGCAATGGATCCACAGCGTTTGTACAACCTTCAGGTTTCAATGCTGGCTGATACTGCAGCGCAAGACCCCGGTCAGATCCCTATAGTTGGCATGGAGCAAATTCGTGGACTTGAGAAGCACTGGGAGGCTCGCAACAAGAAACGCCCAGCGTTCTTGCCGTTGCGCGAAGTGAGAGATAAATCTGGCAACATTATCGCTGGAGCTACCCCGGCAGGATATACACAGCCTGCGGTTATGAATCAGGCATTGGCTGCATTACTACAGCAAACCAGTGCTGATATTCAGGAGGTTACAGGCGGCAGTCAGGCCATGCAGCAGATGCCAAGTAATATTGCTCAGGAAACGGTTAACAACTTGATGAACAGAGCAGATATGGCTTCGTTTATCTATCTGGATAATATGGCGAAAAGTCTTAAACGCGCTGGTGAAGTATGGCTGTCAATGGCGCGTGAAGTGTACGGTTCAGAACGTGAAGTGCGCATCGTTAACGAAGATGGAAGTGATGATATCGCTGTCCTGAGCGCACAGGTTGTTGACAGGCAAACAGGGGCTGTTGTTGCGTTAAATGACCTTTCTGTCGGTCGATACGATGTGACGGTTGATGTTGGACCAAGCTACACAGCACGACGTGATGCAACGGTTTCTGTACTGACAAATGTCCTTAGCTCTATGCTTCCAACAGACCCAATGCGCCCGGCAATTCAGGGTATTATTCTGGACAATATCGATGGCGAAGGCCTTGATGACTTCAAAGAGTACAACCGAAACCAACTGCTGATATCTGGTATTGCAAAACCACGCAATGAGAAAGAGCAGCAGATTGTTCAACAGGCGCAAATGGCAGCACAAAGCCAGCCAAATCCTGAAATGGTTCTCGCTCAGGCGCAAATGGTAGCAGCGCAGGCAGAAGCGCAAAAAGCAACTAACGAAACTGCTCAAACTCAAATCAAAGCATTTACTGCCCAGCAGGATGCGATGGAGAGTCAGGCAAACACTGTCTATAAACTGGCTCAAGCCAGAAACATCGATGACAAAGCAGTGATGGAGGCAATACGCCTTCTGAAAGATGTCGCCGAGTCACAACAACAGCAATTCCAGTCACCACCACAGTCACCGGCAGACTTAATGCCGAGTTAACCAGGAGTAATCAATGGAAAACGAACTGATCATCGACGGTCAGGTTATTGACCTGTCTGAAACACAGGAAAATGCAGAAGAAACCATCATCCAAACAGAGTCACAGCCTGAGAATGAAAGCCAGGATGACAACGGAAAAGAGATGGCAACTGATCCTGAAAAAACCGAAGAGACACCAGAAGATTACGCCTTGCGTATTGGTGATGAAGAAATTCAGCTTAACGCTGACGATAATGATCACATTGACGGGCAACCTGCACCGCAATGGGTGAAAGATCTTCGCAAAGGCTTCAAAGAAACACAGAAAGAAAACCGTGAGTTGCGACGCCAGCTTGAGGAAGCATTAGCCAAGCATGCGGAACATCAGCAACCACAACCAGACGCTATTCCACCAAAACCGACTCTTGAGTCGTGTGATTATGACGAACAGGCGTTTGAACAGGCATTGACTGATTGGCATGAGAAAAAAGGCCGTGTCGAACAGCAGCAGCAACAAAAACTACGTCAGCAACAGGAATACCAGCAGCGTTTCCAGCAAAGGGTAGAAGCGCATAAACAACGGGCAGCCAAACTTCCTGTGAAAGATTATCAGGAAATGGAAGCCATTGTTCTTAGTGAGCTACCACCAATTCAGCAGGAAATCATCATTCACTGTGCAGACGAAGGCTCTGAACTACTCGCCTATGGCTTAGGTAAGAGCCAGCAATTACGCCAGCGTGTAGCCGCTGAGACAGATCCAATTCGCGCAGCATTCCTCTTGGGGCAGATTAGCAAACAGGTAAGCCTTGCTCCAAAACCAAAGAAAGCCATCAAGCCAGAGCCGGAAGTACGTGGTGGCGGTGCTGATGCGAAACAAGACGAATTCAACAAATTATGCCCCGGCGCAAAAATCGAATAAGGAAAAGATAAATGCCTAACAATCTCGACAGTAACGTCAGTCAAATCGTTCTGAAAAAATTCCTTCCGGGTTTTATGTCAGATTTAGTTCTGGCGAAAACCGTAGACCGTCAGTTGCTGGCAGGTGAAATCAACTCCAGCACTGGCGATAGCGTTAGCTTTAAACGTCCGCATCAATTCTCATCCCTCCGTACTCCCACTGGTGATATTTCAGGGCAAAATAAAAACAACCTGATCTCAGGTAAAGCTACGGGGCGTGTAGGTAACTACATCACTGTTGCTGTTGAATATCAGCAACTGGAGGAAGCGATCAAGCTTAACCAGCTGGAAGAAATTCTCGCGCCGGTTCGCCAGCGAATCGTTACCGACCTTGAAACAGAGCTTGCTCACTTCATGATGAATAACGGTGCGTTGTCACTTGGTAGCCCCAATACTCCAATCACCAAATGGTCTGATGTTGCGCAGACGGCATCTTTCCTGAAAGACCTCGGCGTTAATGAAGGTGAAAACTATGCTGTAATGGATCCATGGTCTGCACAGCGACTTGCTGATGCGCAGACTGGTTTGCATGCTTCAGATCAATTGGTTCGTACTGCATGGGAGAACGCACAGATCCCAACCAATTTTGGCGGCATTCGCGCACTGATGTCTAATGGGCTTGCCTCTCGTACGCAGGGGGCATTTGGCGGAACACTGACAGTCAAAACACAGCCAACTGTTACCTATAACGCAGTTAAAGACTCATACCAGTTCACTGTAACATTGACCGGAGCGACAGCCAGCGTTACAGGTTTTCTGAAAGCTGGTGATCAGGTCAAATTCACCAATACCTACTGGCTGCAACAGCAGACCAAACAGGCGTTGTATAACGGAGCCACACCAATTAGCTTCACTGCAACGGTTACTGCTGATGCTAATTCAGACAGCAGTGGCGATGTGACGGTTACGCTTTCTGGTGTTCCGATTTATGACACTACAAACCCGCAGTACAACTCTGTAAGTCGTCAGGTAGAGGCAGGCGATGCCGTATCTGTAGTAGGCACTGCTAGCCAGACAATGAAGCCAAACCTGTTCTATAACAAGTTCTTCTGTGGACTTGGATCTATCCCACTGCAGAAACTGCACAGTATTGATTCTGCTGTTGCAACATATGAAGGTTTCTCCATCCGCGTACATAAATACGCAGATGGCGATGCCAACGTGCAAAAAATGCGCTTCGACTTACTGCCTGCATATGTGTGCTTTAACCCACACATGGGCGGTCAGTTCTTCGGTAATCCGTAATAACAAGGGGCTTACGCCCCTTTTATGTTTTAAGGAAACAATATGGATCGGATGAGTGTATTCCTTGCCGCAGATAACGAATCCGGGCATGTACAGGCCGTTATCGCAGAAAAAGACTTCCAGTTTTTCGAAAGGTTGGGCTTTGTTGCCTCAGTTGATGAATTGAAACCGACCAGTAAGCGAGGTCGTAAGGCGGCGGACAATGGCAACAGTACTGACAAAGGGTGAGATCGTCCTTTTTGCGCTTCGTAAGTTTGCTATTGCTTCTAATGCATCGCTTACTGATGTTGAGCCGCAATCAATTGAAGATGGTGTAAATGATCTGGAAGATATGATGTCCGAGTGGATGATTAACCCCGGCGACATTGGTTACGCTTTCGCAACTGGAGATGAGCAGCCATTACCAGATGATGAGTCAGGTCTTCCAAGAAAATACAAACACGCAGTAGGCTATCAGTTATTGCTGAGAATGCTATCTGATTACAGCCTTGAACCAACTCCGCAAGTTCTCAGTAACGCCCAACGCTCATATGATGCCTTGATGACCGACACTCTGGTTGTTCCTTCAATGCGACGACGTGGAGATTTTCCTGTAGGGCAGGGTAATAAATATGACGTGTTCACATCTGACCGATATTATCCAGGCGATCTCCCTCTGATTGATGGCGATATCCCAAACGCATAGGTGAATAAATGCCTATTCAGCAACTTCCGCTTATGAAAGGTGTCGGCAAAGACTTTAGAAACGCCGACTATATCGACTATCTGCCAGTGAATATGTTGGCTACACCCAAAGAAATCCTGAACAGCAGCGGATATCTTCGCTCATTCCCGGGCATTGCCAAACGTTCTGATGTGAACGGCGTATCGCGAGGCGTCGAGTACAACATGGCACAGAATGCTGTTTATCGCGTGTGTGGTGGCAAACTGTATAAGGGCGAAAGTGAGGTCGGTGATGTTGCCGGAAGTGGTCGCGTATCAATGGCGCATGGTCGAACATCACAGGCGGTAGGCGTTAACGGGCAACTGGTCGAATACCGCTATGATGGCACGGTTAAAACCGTCTCAAACTGGCCTGCAGACAGCGGGTTTATGCAGTATGAGTTAGGTTCTGTTCGCGACATTACGCGTTTACGTGGGCGTTATGCGTGGTCAAAAGACGGCACTGATTCATGGTTTATCACTGACCCAGAAGACGAATCGCATCCTGACCGTTACAGCGCACAATATCGCGCAGAATCGCAGCCGGACGGTATCCTCGGCATCGGAACATGGCGAGACTTCATCGTCTGCTTTGGTTCATCGACTATTGAATATTTCTCCCTGACTGGTGCAACCACCGTTGGTGCCGCTTTGTATGTCGCACAACCATCGCTGATGGTGCAGAAAGGCATTGCCGGAACTTACTGCAAAACGCCATTCGCTGATTCGTATGCGTTTATCAGCAATCCGGCAACGGGTGCGCCGTCTGTATACATCATCGGATCAGGTCAGGTATCACCAATCGCCAGCGCGAGCATTGAGAAAATTCTTCGCTCCTACACTGCTGATGAACTGGCTGATGGTGTGATGGAATCGCTGCGATTTGATGCGCATGAACTGCTGATTATCCACCTTCCGCGCCACGTCCTCGTGTACGACGCATCTTCAAGCGCCAATGGTCCGCAATGGTGTGTGTTGAAAACAGGCCTGTATGACGATGTGTACCGCGCTATCGACTTCATTTATGAAGGCAATCAGATAACGTGCGGCGATAAGCTGGAGTCCGTGACCGGGAAATTGCAGTTCGATATCAGCAGCCAGTACGACAAGCAACAGGAACACCTGCTGTTTACTCCACTGTTCAAAGCGGATAACGCCAGATGCTTCGATCTGGAGGTGGAATCATCCACTGGCGTAGCTCAGTACGCCGACCGCCTGTTCCTCTCTGCAACCACTGACGGCATCAATTACGGGCGTGAGCAGATGATTGAGCAGAATGAACCGTTCGTTTACGACAAACGCGTTTTGTGGAAGAAAGTAGGGCGCATCAGGAAAAACATTGGCTTCAAATTGCGCGTTATCACGAAGTCACCTGTCACTCTGTCTGGCTGCCAGATAAGGATCGAGTAATGGCTGATTCGAATCTCAACACCCCTGTTATTGTGCAGGCGACGCGGCTCGATACATCAATCCTTCCACGCAATATATTCAGCCAGTCTTACCTGCTGTATGTCATTAATCAGGGGGCTGATGTCGGCGCAATTGCCGGGAAAGCAAATCAGGCTGGTCAGGGCGCTTACGATGCTCAGGTGAAAAACGATGAACAGGATGTCGAACTGGCTGACCACGATGCAAGAATCACCGCAAACACAAAAGCGATAAATCTCCTTGAGGTCAGGTTAACAACCGCCGAAGGGAAGATAGTTGTACTGCGTAGCGATGTTGATTACTTGCTGGATGAGGTTATCGATATTCAGGCGCATCTGGTCACTGTTGACCAAAGACTGGATGGCGTAGAAAGCGATATATCTGACATTAAGAGTGATTACGTATCGAAAACCGTAACAGAATCGCAGTCTCTTGCGTCACCGCTGGATGTAAAAACATCATATTCAGTTGATGGAATTCAGGTCGTTGGAGCAAGGCAGACCGGATGGACAGCGGCCACAGGCACACCACTTCTTGGCTCATTCAACGCTAACCAGTCATACACGGTCGGCACTACGTACACACAATCCGAAGTCGCAGCTATCGCTACAGGTTTGGAGCAGGCGCGGCAGCGTATTCTGGCGCTTGAAACAGCACTTAGATTACATGGGCTGATTGACTGATGATTACATTCAAACCAACGCGAAACATCGACCTGATCGAAGCAGTAGGAAATCACCCTGACATCATCGCCGGGAGCAACAACGGTGATGGATACGACTACAAACCTGATTGCCGTTACTTTGAGGTGAACGTGCACGGTCAGTTTGGCGGCATTGTTTACTATCAGGAGATTCAGCCGCTTACATTCGATTGCCACGCCATGTACCTGCCAGAGATTCGCGGCTTCAGCAAGGAAATAGGGCTGGCGTTCTGGCGATACATTCTGACTAACACCACCGTTCAGTGCGTCACATCGTTCGCCGCACGCAAATTCCGCCACGGTCAGATGTACTGCGCAATGATTGGCCTTAAGCGTGTAGGAACCATCAAGAAATACTTCAAAGGCGTGGATGACGTGACTTTTTACAGCGCCACACGCGAAGAACTAATCGACTTCCTGAATCACGGGAGATAGCCATGTTATATGCATTTAAGCTGGGCAGAAAACTGCGCGGCGAGGAACCTTATTGCCCTGAAAAAGGCGGGAAAGGTGGCAGTTCTGATAAAAGTGCAAAGTATGCCGCAGAAGCTCAGAAGTATGCAGCAGACCTGCAAAATCAGCAGTGGCAGACGATCATGAAAAACCTTGCTCCGTTCACACCTCTTGCGGAGCAGTATGTTAACCAGTTGCAGAATCTTTCCAGTTTAGAAGGTCAGGGGCAGGCACTTAATCAGTATTACAACTCTCAGCAGTATAAAGACCTTGCAGGTCAGGCGCGTTACCAGAGTCTTGCTGCTGCGGAGGCGACGGGTGGACTTGGTTCGACAGCCACAAGCAATCAACTGGCTACGATCGCGCCGACACTCGGTCAGTCTTGGTTATCAAACCAGATGAGCAATTACAACAATCTGGCAAACGTTGGGCTTGGTGCGCTGCAAGGTCAGGCAAACGCCGGGCAGACGTACGCCAACAACATGAGCAGCATTGCACAGCAAAGCGCAGCACTTGCCGCTGCTAATGCCAATAAACCATCAAGTCTTCAGACTGCAATTAGCGGTGGCACGTCTGGTGCGATTGCCGGTGCAGGTCTTGCCAGCCTTTTGGGAACATCAACGCCTTGGGGCGCTGGCATTGGTGCTGGTATCGGATTGCTTGGCTCGTTGTTTTAAGGGGTAATCATGGCTACTTGGCAAGGAACAAACGGCGGATTGTTGGCTGGTATCGGCGGCGTCAACTCAAACGCTCCGAGCGTAAATGACATCGGCAATACGCTTCAGCTTATCAGGCAGAACAATGATATTGAGCGTTCAGGCGCTAACAATGTTGGGCTGACTGCTTTGCAAGGCCTTTCAGGTATTGCGGGGGTGTTTCAGCAGGAAAAGCAGGCTCAGCGGCAGAAAGAATTTCAGCAGGCATACGCTAATGCTTATGCGTCTGGTGATCGCGGTGCTTTGCGTCAGTTGGCTACTCAATATCCAGACCAGATTGAATCCATTCGTAAAGGCATGGGATTCATTGATGAAGAACAGCGTAATTCTATCGGTACATTAGCGGCTGGCGCACGTCTTGCGTCATCTTCTCCAGAAGCAATGCAATCATGGCTGCAAAACAACGCCAATGAGCTGGCGCGCGTCGGTGTTGACCCTAACAGCGTTGCTCAGATGTATCAGCAGAACCCTTCAGGATTTGGTGAGTTTGTTGATCACCTTGGAATGGCTGCTCTTGGTCCGATTGATTACTTCAATGTTCAGGACAAGATGGTTGGTCGCCAGCAGGATCAGCAAAGAATTAACGAAACAATCCGTAATAATGACATGACAAATGCCAGAGGGTGGGCAAGCAACAATATTGCGCAACAAAATGTCAATCTTCGTCGGATGGAATTAGAGGACAAGAAATACGACAGACTCATCGCAAATGAAACTAATGCCTTAAAACTTGCTGAATTGCAGGACAAGAGATTGCAGAATCAGCAAGCTATGGAGCAGGCAAAGCGAGATAAGGCCGATGCGTACAACTCTGGAATGGATAATCTCTCCAGAACGATAGAGACGGCTACAAAAGTTCTTAATAGCCCAGGATTCACGGGATATTTCGGAACAAACCTAAACCCACTATCGAGTAGATTCATTCCAGGAACAGAGGCTGCTGATACAGAAACTCTGGTTGACACACTGAAATCTCAGGGATTCTTATCTGGCATTCAGCAGATGAAAGGGATGGGGGCTTTAAGTAATGCCGAGGGGCAAAAGGTAATGGATGCTATTGGTAGTTTGTCCCCAAATCAGTCTGAAAAATCAGCCAGAGCAGCTATCAAAACAATCATAAAAACCACTGAGATGGCTCAGAAACGTATGCAACAGAAATACGGGAAGGACATACAACCGTCTCAACAGCAGCTTTCTGATGATGACCTGATTAATAAATATCTCGGAGGGCAGTGATGGCCTATAGTCGTGAACAGTTGATGACAGCATTAAGGAACGCTGATGCGGCAGGCGATACAGAAGGAGCGCGTCGCATTGCTCAGATGCTGTCTTCTGGTGATCAATCCACTCAAAACCAATCGCAGCCAGAAGAACAATCTCTGGTAGGAAAAGCCACTGACTGGCTCACTGGTGGTCAAAGCGCAGGGCAAATTGCAGAACAGGCTGGTCGTGGTCTGGTAAACATACCATTTGACGTATTGCAAGGGGGCGCAAGTCTGATTAATGCAATCAGCCAGGGGCTTGGTGGCCCAAAGGTTTTGGATGATGTCTATCGTCCAGTCGATCGACCGACAGACCCTTATGCGCAAGCCGGTGAAACAATTGGTGGGTATCTCCTGCCAATTGGCACAGCGGCAAAAGCTGCTGGAGCGCCAGCAAAGCTCGCTGGAGATATCGGTTCCGCAGGAAACATGATTGCAGGTTCTCTTGCTGATGCTGCAAATCAGGAGGGCGACTTTGCACAAAATGCTGCCATTAACGGTGGTATCAATATTGGTGCTCAAGGCGTTCTTTCAGGTGTCGGGCGCGTTATTGCGCCAAGGGTTTCACAGGCTCTTGGTGGTGCAGCACTGAATTCTGCTAATGATGTTTCCAGGATGGCAAAGTCAGGTGCTGGGCGTCAGTCAATTGCCAGTCAGGCCGCTAATGTGTCCGAAGATGTAGCAAAAGCGGCTGAGTCTGCTGGAATTGATATAAACGCATTAACACCAGGAATGCGATCTGGAAGTCGTGGAATTGCACAAGCCGAAGGCGCATTGGCATCAACACCAGGAATTGTTCAGGACGCCCATCAGGCAGCATTTAACGAAATATCATCAAAGTTAAGTCGAAACCTTGATGAATTTGGGGCCGCATCTGGAACGGCATCAGAAAAAAGTGCGGCTATAAAACAAAGGATTCTTCAAAATCTTGATCAGATGAAGGATGCCGAGCGCGCGGCATGGGATGACGTGCGGTCAACAATGCCAAATCAAAAAGCAAGAATGCTAAATGGTAATGCCGTTATTCAGGCAGAGCGATCTGCTGGCATACCGCTTACTCCTGAAATGAAACAGTTTGTTCAGGCAAACAATCAAGGTGGAGTAACATTTGATGGCATGAAAGCATGGAGAGCGAAATTTGCTGATGCGGAGCAAAAATATAAGCGTAGCGGAGAGGCAAATGCGGCAAGGAGAGCATGGGAAATACGCCGGGCAATTACTGATGATATGCGCACAATGGCGGAAAACGGCGGATTTCTTGATGACTGGCAGAAAGCTAATGATCTGTCTAAAGCGAGGTTATCAGCACAAGAGAGTGCAGAGTCTGTTTTCGGGCGTGATTTGGCAACAGATGCACTGATTACGAATGGAGTAAAATCCCTTCAATCATCGTCAGCTAAAGGTCTTAATGGTCCTGCTGGGTTCCATTCTATGATCCGCGCGCTGCCAGAATCAGAGCGTGTTCCTGCTATATCATCAATGTTGCAAGATGCTATCTCGCATGGTGTACGTGGTGGCAAAGCTGATGCAGCAGGAATTAACCATATCGCAGGGATACTTACCCCACAAAATGTAAAAGCCATTAGCAGATATTCCTCAGAACTCGGAAGAATTGCTGATGCATATGGCACTCTTGCAAGAGCAGCAGTGAAACCTCAGCAGTATATTGAAAGAACAGGGAGAACTGCCAATGTACTACGCGATCTGGATGCCGGTTTATCCAACGTCACATCAACAGTGTTAAATGCAATTGCCAACTCAACATCAGGTGCCATTGTTGGTGGAGCAGGAGGGGGCATTGCAGGCGCTGCCGCAGGTGCTTTAGTTGGCGCCGGGTTAAAAGGTGCTGTATCTAAAATTGCCACCACGCGTAGCGGCCGATATGCGATAGAGAAAGCAGTTCAGGAAGCCACGAAAGCAGTAAGAGCTGGCGGAAGTAAAGAAGCATTAGCGGCGGCGGAACGCAGATTTATGGCAAATAAAGCCGCCGTAAAAGCAATACGCGATGCTATTGGTAGCGATGAATTCAATCGCTTGTCGAGAGCTGGTATTGTCGCCTCGTTAAGCGGTATGAATGAATATGAATAGCTTTATCTAATGTTGCTGCTACTGTTGCATGTGACGGTGTTTCCAAATCCTGAATTGCAGTTTGTATAGGTGTCAACACGCGTTGGGTAAGGTTGAGTTATAACAGGCTGTCTCGCTTTTTGCTCGATCGCTTGCATTGTGTTTACAGCCTGATAATTCAATAAAGCCTGCTGGAATGCTTGGCTTTGTGCTATTTGTTGGGCTTGTTCTTGGCTTTGTAATTGAACATAAAGATTCTGAAGCTCAAGTCTTGCCTGTGCGTCACTTATCTTGCCTTCATCGACACCTTGCCCGAGCATCTTCGCAGCAAGGACATACAGCTTAGGTGTTGGTGCTGATGCCATGCGTGAGTCGTTCTTCACGCTGGCATCAAGGCAATTAGCCATATCACTAAGCTTTGGATAGCGTTGTTCGCAACTTGCTTGATAGTCACTTACTTTTGCGCATCCAGCCAGCAGAAGCGGGATAATTAATAGTGATTTTTTCATAAAGTTATTTATAAAATCCTTTCTATTATTT